GGTACAAACGGCGGCGCTTCCCCGGAGAGACGCATGTGGACGAACCGAGAAATCGGCGCGTTCTATCGGGATGTGCAGCGTGGTTTGTATCGAGGTCGGCAGGCGGATAAAGACCGCATCGAGCAAGATATCTTGAACGCTGCTTCCGAGGGACGCGTCACCCAGTAACGCGCTTCTGAGGGAGTTATGTTATGCCTATTGCACAAGGCACCCCGTATTCGGGGTCAGCCGCTAGCCCCACTTATTCGGGCGCGGCAGCCGGCGGCGTGTTTGTTCCTGAAATTTGGAGCGGCAAGCTGATCGAGAAGTTCTACGCGGCAACGGTGCTGTCGGCGATCTCCAACACCGATTACGAGGGGGAGATCCAGAACAAGGGCGACAAGGTCAAGATCCGCACCAAGCCGACGATCGTGATCAAAGACTACCAGCTCGACATGGCGTTGACGGTCGATCGGCCGTCTTCATCGACCGTCGAGCTTACCATCGACTACGCCAAGTATTTTAACTTGGTGCTCGACGACGTGATGGAGCGGCAGTCGGATATGAACCTGCTGTCGATGTGGGCCGACGACGCTAGCGAGCAGCTGAAGATCACCATCGATACCGGTGTTCTGGGGCTGATCGACGCTGGGGTGGACAGCAACAACAAGGGCGCGACTGCCGGGATCAAGTCGGACAACATCAACCTTGGTGCTGCGGCGGCACCAATTACTCTGACGGCACTGAATGTCCTCGACGCCATCGTGGACATGGGAACGGTGCTCGACGAGCAGAATATTCCGGAAACCGGCCGTTGGTTGGTCATCCCCCCCTGGGTTGCCGGCCTGGTGAAGAAGTCGGATCTGCGCAACGCGTCGATCTCGGGCGACGGCGTCAGCCTGGTGCGGAACGGCCGGCTCGGGATGATCGACCGGTTCACGCTGTACTCCAGCAACCTGCTGCCGACGGCAGTCGAGGGCGCTGCCACGGCAACTCGCATCTTTGGCGGGCACCCGCACGGGCTCACCTTTGCCAGCCAGATCAGCAAGGTTGAGACCCTGCGATCGGAGAGCACCTTTGGCACGTTGCTGCGGGGGCTGCAGGTCTACGGGGCGAAAGTGCTGGACGGCATCGCGATTGCGGAGCTTTATGCCATTCGAGGGTAACTATAGCTTTTATAGGTGCCCAGGATGGAAACGACGCGGCCAACTATCGGCCGGATGCTGTTGGACGCCCGTGCGATCCTCAACGATGTCGTACCGATCACCGGCTCGATGCGGTATTCCGACGAGGATTTAATACAGGCGTTCAACAGTGCCTTGGCCGAGGTTCGTGCAAAACGCCCCGATGCGTTTCTCGCGATGGGGCTGCGTATCGATGTACCTCGCTTTGTTATGCCGGCGGATACAACGGAGCTGTTCCCGTTGGACCAGATCTTCTACCCGCTCTGCGTCAACTATATTGTTGGTAAGTCCGAGCTGCGGGAGGATGAGTTTGCTGCCGAGGGCCGCGCGGTAGCTCTGCTTAATAAGTTCGTAACCGGGCTGTTGCAGGTGGCGAGCTGATGGCTGTACCAGTTTACGACGAACAGAACTACCTGGGGGAAAACCCTGGGTTAGCTCGTTTGTATGACAATATACAAGCAACGGTTCCCGGGGTGTTGTTGCCGATCGTAAAGATCGTGGTGTGGAATGCCATCGAGGAGTTTTACTGGCGATCGACCTGGCGGCGGGAGTGGTTGAACTGGACAATGCCACCGGGGGTGTTATGCGTCGATTTTAATCCGTTTGACGGTAACTGGGTGGTTTGCTGGGTATTGGACATCTACGGGTTGTCTGATTACATGGTGCGCCCGCCAGCTGAGATTATCGACACCCGCTCGCCGCCGATCGATGGTACGCGTGAGGGTAAAGCGCTGGTGGCGTTGAAACCGGTCAGCCTCGACGCCGATTTTGACCCGCTGCTTTTTATGAATTGGTTTGAAACCATTCTCGATGGCGCGTTGTACCGGCTGTACCTGCAGCCGGCGAAGCCATATTCGAGCCCGCAGTTGGCAGGGGCGCACGCCAAGCAGTTTCGGGTGGGTTGCCAGCGCGCCCGGGCGGTGGCGCAGATGCAGTACACCAACGGTCCTGGGCGCTGGGGGTTTCCTTATTTTGCCAGTGGGAGACGCAAGTCATGAGCGGTCCCACCCTGTTCCGTGTTACCGAGCGCCTGGGGCCGCTTGGCACGGTGGCAAAGCTGCCGATCGACTATCGGGAGGTGGCGATCGACTTTAGCAGCTGGCTGGCGCCTGGCGAGCTTCTGACCTCGATCGAGCAGCATGGCATCGTCGCCGATCCTCAGGTCGGGCCCCCCTCTGGTTCGTGGTCGGTGGCATTTTGTTGCGGCGGCGGGGAATGTCAGGCGGTTGATCCGCCACCGGCGGATACTAACCCCCTCGTCGTTCTCGCCGCTGCGGTGACTGAGTATAGCCGTGGCACCGTTTTGTTTGGGCAGGGTACGCCGGGGCTGGTGTACGGGGTGAGCTTCCTGGCCACGGTAGCGCCGACGCAGCGCCGCAAGGCGGTAGATCTCCTCGTTTGTGTGGGAACGCCGATGGTCGATATAGCGCTGCCGACGCCGCCGCCGCCGCCGCCTTATACCTTCGTCACAGGGACTATTACCCTGCCGTTGGGGACCACGGGGACGATCTACGTCAACAACACGATCGGTGGACCGATAACGATAACGCTGCCGCCTATGCCGCAGGTAGATCAGAACCTTGTTATCAAAGACACCGCCGGGAATGCTGCAACCTACCCCATTACCGTTATCGCGGCGGGGTATACCCTCGACGGCGAGTCTTCGTTGGTTTTGCATACAGACTACTCGTGGGCTGAATTGACGTTCTCTGGTGCGGAGTGGATGCAGGTATGAAAAACTTTCTTGCTGCGTTCCTACTTTGTCTTGGTATCAGCTTTACGGCTGAGGCACAGCAGGTACCGCATCCGGTCGGTGGTCCGGCGGCGAGTGTGGTCGCAGCATTGCCGTGCTGGGGCAGCGTCTATGGGGATGCGCTGAAGCGGTGCGATGTCCAGGGCTCGCCGATGGTTACATCGACGGCGCTTACTGGCTTGATCAGTACAACCCCCGGCGGGCCTGGTATTGGCTTATTCGGCGGCTACGCGCAGAATTTGTTTCAGATTAGCGGTTCTGGCTATACGGCCGGTGGTTCTCCCTATAATCCCCCCCTGGCTGCGGTTGAGGGTGATGCGACGGTAACTTGTACGCTGGGTGTGCCATGTACAACGAGCGGCACCACGCATGTTGGTGGTATCTTCTATAGTTCGATGAATGCCAACCCACAACCATTCACCTATACCGCAGGCAAACTCGAATATTTTATGGGCGCCTACATTATTGGCGGCCAGACGACAACGTGCGGCGGCTCGTTGCCGGCAAATCCATGCTCGATGATCTGGGGCGCAACAATTCATGCGACGCTTTATGCTCCAGCCGCTGCGGTATTGTATACGACTGGTCTTGAACTCGATATGGATAATATGGCTAGTACAGAGACTGCCAGCCGGATAGCTCTGCATATTGGCGATATCGGCGCTAAGCAAGCGAACGCTGGCGGCTACGACGCTGGTATCACCATCTCTAAATCGTCTACCGCGATTGGTTTCCGCACCGGCATCGATTTTACTAATGTCGCCGCGAGTGGTGTCGGCAACGGGTTTGGGGTGGCGCCCGGCGGCACGCTGATTGGTGCGACAGCATCTGGTACCGTTGGCACGCTGATAGACCTCTACAACGTCACCTGCACGAGTAGTTGGGCGATCCTGTTGAAGTCTGGCTGGGGGGTGGATTGCAACGGCGCCACGATTATGCCGACGAGTATCAAGAATACGACTCCGGCGGGGTACGCTTTTAATTTTTTCAATAATCTCGATCAAGACAACTCCTTTAATATCGATAGCGGTTTGACGACATCAAAGATTGCCGGTATTGGCCTTTCCGATCGAGGCAGTATTAAGTATGCATTGTACAAAGATATCGACAATTCGTTGTCTCTCGTTGCGGGCGGTGTAACACCGGCTATCTTTAAGTACACCGGGGATATTGGGGTCAATCGCATATTTTTTGGGGTTCCCGTAGGGATCGTGGCGACGACCGTTAGTGGGTTGCCTGGATGCAACGTAAACCTGAACGGGTTTGCTTATTGGGTTACCGATGCCGCCGCTTCACCGGTTTATCTTGCAACGGTGACTGCTGGTGGTACCGCGAAAGTACTAGCAATATGTAACGGCACCACGACTACATGGCAGAACCACTGACATGAAATACATCATCTTCGTTCTGGCTTTGGTGGTAGCGGGCGGGGCTTCCGCTCAACCGCGGCCTTCGTTCAAAACGTCGTTGCCTTCTACGCCGCCACCTGCGGTAAACCCAAAACCGCCGACTGAGGCGGAAGTGCTGCAAAAACAGCACCAAGGGTTGGAGGACTGTAGCGGCGTTCCTTATCCTACATGTCTGTTACCGGCACCTCCTGGGGGGCAGAAGAAATGAGGTGGGTTTTTGCATTGTTAGGTTTGTTGCTGGCGAGCGCGGCTTACGCTCAGCAGCCGGCGCAGCAACAGCAGCAGGAAAACCCCTGTCGCTACGGTGACGACCTCGACCGGTTGTCCTGCATGCTGGGGCAGGCAAATACCCTTGCGATCCACCTCCAGCCGCAGCTGCGGACGCTGATCGGAGCGATGACGGAGCTGCGGGGGGCGAACGCCTGGTGGGTGGATTGTATCACCAAGCCGGAGTGTGTGACCTGGAGCAACACGAAGGGACCATGAGATGCAAAGTGTCAACCCCAGCTCGAAGGGGTCGAGCCCACAGAACCTGTCGGGTACCCCTGGCAAATCGGTGGCGGCCGGGCCGATCCCAGGACCGACGAACCCTGGTCAGCCGGCAGCGATGAAGAAAGCGCTGGCCAAGAAATCCACCCCTAACAAGGGCAGAAACAGCCCTGGGAGGTACTGACATGCCCAGTTTTCTATCCCGACCCGGTACGTTCTTTCAGTCGGATGCGACCCCGGCAGTCGTCGTTAATGTCCCGACGACCGGCCAGACCTATGCGATGGCAGCCGGTCAGGACAGTGCGTATTTCAACCATTCGGCGACGATTGCGGCGCTGACCGTGAAGCTGCCGCCGGCTCCTGTCTTCGGCGATAGCGCGGTGCTCAAGTTCCGCTCGATCGTGACGACGCTGACGGTGCAGAACGCCGCTGCGGCAGCGGTAGCGACGGCACCGGTGACCGCTACCGCCGGGCAGCGCCAGGAGTACCGCTACGTGGACAACACGGTCGGCTGGATCTTGTGGTAGCTCATGGCCCGCTTCATCGTCAAAGGTATGGGGGGCATGGTCCCCCGCCTCGACGCTGGCATGTTGCCCGACAACATGTCGGAGCGGGCGCAGGATTGCGACTTTCATAGCGGCAACCTCGACGGGTTGCCGACGCTAGAGCTGGTCGTCGCGCTACCAGGCGCGCGCAAGGCGTTTCGTTTTCCCAACGCCGACAACACTCAGGTTATTTGGCTACCGCTGCCGTCCGAGTTTTCTTGTGTAGTGCGTTCGCCGCTGACCAATGATACGACCCGGCGGGTTTACTGGACCAACCCGGGGGACACTTACCCGCACTGGTCTACTTACGCAAACATCCAGGCTGGTATACCCCCCTTCGACCTCGGGATCGAGCAACCTTTTACTGGACCCGGCGGAGCCCTCACGGCGGTAGCGACTGGTGGCACCGCGCCTGATGTTATCCCATACGTCGCTCGTAGCTATGTCTATACTTTCGTTAATTCCTATGGGGAAGAAAGCGCACCAAACGCACCGAGTGTTACTGTCGAGGGTGCATCTGATGGCGTGTGGACTATTACTGGTTTGCCACAAGTACCGCCGGTAAATACCGCACGGAACTATCCACCTGTGGTAAAAGTTCGACTATACCGTACCGTGGTTGGACTGCAGACTGGCGCATCGTTTTATATGGTATCTGAATGGTTATACTCTTCTGGCTCCATACCAGATCCGTATATTGATATAACTTGGGACGTTGGTATTATCGATAATGCTCCGCTAATTTCGACTAGCTGGGCGAACCCGCCGGACGGGCTCGACGGGCTGGTGGCACTGACCGGCGGCATGATGGTCGGGTTCATCGGTAATACGATCCACTTTTGCGAACCCTACCGCCCGCATGCCTGGCCGGCGGTTTATGACCAGTCAGTACTTTACGACATCGTGGCATTGACGGTATGGAACCAGTCACTGGCGGTATTAACCAGCGGATATCTTTCAGTTGGTACCGGCAACTCGCCGACGAATTATCTTATTAATCAGACCCAGGTGGCAGAGCCTTGTATTTCTCGTGGGTCGGTAGTTACCGATCTTACTGGAGTGATATACTCATCACAGAATGGACTGGTTAAAACCAACTACTTTCAGTCTGAAATTATTACCTTGGACACGATGACTAAGGACAAGTGGCATACTGAGTACTACGGGGCTAGTATTATTAGCGCGCGCCACCGTGCTGAGTATATCGCTATCCATAGTGATGGTGCATTTATATTTGATGGCACCGAAAAGAGGATGGGATTTGTACTATTGAGTTCCCTGGACGGCGCTACATCTATTTGGAATGATGAGTTTGAGGGTAACACTTATACGATGATCGACGGTAAGGTGTACCTCTGGGACAGCCCGACGACGATAAAACAGACTTACCGCTGGCTGTCAAAGCAGTTCTACGCGCCAGCACCGATTAGTCTCGGCGCAGCGCATGTGACGGTGAGTAAGCGGGTTGACGATAGTTTTGTGCCAAATGACAACTCTGAGCTGTTGCCAGACGAGGTACGGGCGCGGTTCAGGATCTACGCTGGACCGGAACCGACCTTGATTATGGAACGCGACATCGTGAAGCCAACCGACATCTTTCGGCTACCTTCAGGTTTTCGTGCCTTCGACTGGCAGATCGAGCTGATTGGCCGGGTTCGTATTGACAGTGTAGAACTCGCGTCCACCATGAAGGAGCTTCAAGGTGTCTGACGCTAAGGTACTAACCAAACCCTATGTAATCGCCGCCAACAAGAATGTGCCGCGGGTGCAGGAGCCGACGGCGGAAGTCAACTCGTTGGTGGCGACGGTCAAGTCGCTGAAGCAGGGCCTCGAAAGCCTTGGTGGGTACCGCGGCGAGATGCCGGGCCGGGCGGTTACTTTCAACGACCTGGCCGGGCTTGGTCTCATCACTCCGACGACGTTCAGCTCCTCCACCGGGACCGGCACGAGTGGGTTGGCGACACAGCTTGCGCTGGCGGCCGAGGCGGCAGCCCGTGCCGCTGCCGACGCTGCCGAGGAGGCTGCCCGCATTGCCGGCGACGAGGCGCTGCAGGCTGTCTTGGATGCTGAGGAAGCGGCGCGGATCGCAGGCGATGCAGCGCTGCAGGCTGCCCTGGATGCTGAGGAAGCGGCTCGGATCGCCGCTGACACGGGGTTGCAGGCGGATATAGACGCCGAGGAGGCGGCGCGGATCGCCGCTGATGGGGCGCTACAGACCGCTCTGGATGCTGAGGAAGCAGCGCGGATCGCAGGCGATGCCTTCTTGCAGGGGCAGATCGACGACATTGCCACCGGCGGCGGCGTCGGTACGATCACTGGGGTGTCTGCTGGAACCGGTCTGACCGGTGGCGGCACGGCTGGTGGCGTTACGTTGTCGCTGATCGTGCCGGTGGCTATTGCCAACGGTGGAACAGGAGCTACCTCAGCGTCGGTGGCGCTGGCTAATCTAGGTGGTGAGCCGATCATCGCCGCCGGCACCACGTCGCAGTATTGGCGCGGCGACAAGACTTGGGCCACGCTCGATAAAGCAGCTGTCGGTCTAGGCAATGTCGATAATACGTCAGACCTCAATAAGCCGATCTCGACAGCAACTCAGACCGCTCTGAATTTAAAGGCTCCTCTGGCATCACCGGTATTTACCGGCAATCCAACAGCACCAACACCTTTGGCTGGTGACAACGATACTAGTATAGCAACAACTGCTTTCGTGACGGCGGCAATTACCGCGGCGCCAAATAAAACTATTACTATATCTGGCGACGTTGATGGGTCTGGTACGTCAGCTATTACTCTGACGCTCGATACGGTTAACGCAAATATTGGTACCTTCCAGGGTATCACCGTCAACGCTAAAGGTTTGGTAACCGCGGCGGTTAACCAGAACTACGCGCCGCTTGCGTCGCCGGTATTTACCGGCAATCCGACGGCACCAACACCAGCAACTGCGGATAATGATACGAGTATCGCCACCACCGCTTTTGTAAAGGCGCAGAACTACGTCCATATCACCACGGCTGACACGCCACCGAGCGCGCCGCTGGTGGGAGACGGGTGGTGGGACAGCGTCGGGGGGCAGCTGTACCTCTGGTTCTCTGACGGGACATCGAGCCAGTGGGTGCCGGCGTCGAACCAGCCTGGGCCTGCCGGCGCGACGGGTGCGACGGGTGCCACTGGGGCTACGGGTGTGGCGGGCCCTACGGGGCCTACTGGTGCCACGGGTGCCACGGGTGCCACGGG